ACCTCGCCGCCGGAACCGACTTCTTCGAGCGAGCCGGTATCGGTCAGGCGGGCCCGCGTAATGGTCTTGAAGTCAGGAGCCGAGCCGATATTACACCATTTTATCCACGTCTGCGGAACATCGTTATAGCCCTTTAACAAGCTCTTATTGACGATAGCACCGAGGATAATGGCGAGTGAGCTTGTCGAAAATGCGGCCCTGATAGTATCTTCACGACCGGCTGGTATCGTTTGTCCTTCGAGCATGATTGCATGGCGGCAGACGTCCAGCAGGTTTATGTCCTGCATCTTATCTGCAATCTCGGCCCTTTTGGCGCCTTCTGCCTTGTCGGCCAGGACAACGTCATCAAAGCCCGCCCGAAGCAGTATCGCATCTTCGATAGTTTGTCTGGTCATCTGGCTGTTATTAACAATTCCAGCCGGTGCGCCGACCTTCGGCCTGTTCTTGCGAACGGCTTCCAGCACCTGGGCACGGACCTCATCGATACCCGTCCCTTCCGAGATACATCTTTCGATTAGCTCGGCAGGCACATCGTCACCGGCTAATGTCCGGATAGTATTTACTCTTTCACGTTCGGCCTTAACGGCGGCCTCGGCGGCCTGGGCCGCTATCTCATCGGCTGAACGTTTTTCATCGCTCGTCTTTGCAGGCGACCCATCCGCTGCCGTTCTTTTTGCGGCCGGAGTAGCGGCGGCCTTTTTCTTCGCCGCTTCCTCATCGGTTGCTCGTTTCTGCTCGGCCTCGAAATCGGCCTGCAATTTCGTTCTCTGCTCTTCGCTCAGGTCGTTATAAACCAGGCTTCGAGCTTCTAACCATTTTTTGAAATCCATATTGAGTTCCTTTCGATTAAAATTGATATTTTCATTTCTGTTTTTCGCCGCCTCATCGGCCCCGACCGAGCAGACGCTGTTCTCTTTGAGCTCCCAGTCGCTAACGATTCTCAGGCTGCGGTCGATAGGCGCTGTAAATTGCTTGCCCATGACCTCGAAACTTTTACCTTTTTCTATCGTTGTTGACTGATAGACCCTGTAGCCGATAGAGTTGTCCGTTAAATGACCTTCTCTAACCAGGGTCCACGGATGCTCGGCTACGGATGAGCTTGAAAAAAAATTTCGCCCAACGAGCTGCTCTCCTTCGATTTTGAGATTACGACAGGACCCTAACTGTTTCTGCACCGTCGTTCTGTCGTGACTGTCCTGCAAGGGGACCTGCCCGTTTGCAGGCAGCCGACATCCCGACATCAGCAGTACCTCTGTTATTATTTCCCACCGCGACCAGTCGAAGACTTCGACCTGTGCTTCGGTCGCTAATATAGCTTCAATAGACCTGTTCTTTTCGTCCATCGTTTCAACGCGGACGGTATAACTCCGTGTCACTAATTCGCGTTTGTGCCGGGCGTTCGGCACATTGGGCATGCCGCCGCTGCGGGAACCATTGCCGTTCAATTGCCGTTGTTTTTTATTTTTATTCATTTTCCGTTTCCTCTTTTGAAGTGCCTAAAATGTAAAGTGCCTAAAGTTATGGATTGTTTTTAACTTTTAACTTTAGCTCACTTTAGTTCACTTTAGCTCACTTTTAACTTTAGTTCCCATTTCCATTATCATTATCTTCTTCATCATCTTTTTCTTGGTCTTTGCCAATACTTACCAAGTTGACACCGTTTTTCCGTACAGCCACATTACCCCACTTAACTGCATCTAATCCAAGCACCGCTCTAACCTCGTTTATTGTAAGAATTCCCGATTCGATATGGTACTGCAGCACATCCTGGTCGTTGAATCGCAGTTGTTTCCCTTCCGGCGGCTCTTCTGAGAATCCCAGCGCCGCCCTCGCTTCCGTCACCGCTATGGGCACTCCTGTGCGGACCGCACGGGCGATATTTTCCATTTCATTTTTATGCTCACCTTCATCGATAACCCCCAGCTCCTTCATTAAATCCAGTTCTTTTTTCGACTGGCGGATTTCGCGTTCCCAGTCTTTGCCCTGCGATGCGAATTCGGATGCGAGCGTTGTCGTATGGTTTGCCAGTCGGATTTTCTGTGCAGCCGCCTCTTTTTTCGGGTCCACGTGCTCGAAACCCGGCCAGAACCATTCTAACCGGATTTGCTTTTTCGCCCTGCCCTTGAAAAAATCCGGCAGCAGTATTGCCTCTTTATACCAGGCAAAAAATACTCTATTGAGCACTTTACGTGTTATCCAGCCGCGGGCATTTTTAATTGATTTGAAGTAGCTCTGATGGTCTAATCTGCCCGAGGCATAGTTATACCCGGAGCTGTTGGCCGCTGCGATGTTGAACGGCATACTTATACATCGTGCCGCCTCATTGAGCAGCTCTCTCTTAAATTCCTTATAGGTCCCCGCCGGATGTTCGGCCTTTAATTGTGCCATTTTCGTACCGGCAGGCAGGCCGAGCAGTGAGTTGCGAGGTATTTCAATCTCATCACCCACCGTGGTAACATCTTCTTCCTCGCCGCTCATCTCCGATTCCATTACCCCGGCCATATTGGCCGCCTGCTCGGCGGCATCGAGTGTCGCCAATGTGAACCTTCGCAGTTGTGCGAATATCGCCAATGCCGGCGTGAACAGGGGCACACCGCGCGTCTGGCCCGCCCGCCTGGGCCGATAGAGGTGTATAACGTAGGCCGCAGGCACTTTATCATATTCGCCGAACCCGCCGATGGCATAAGATGAGCCGGGATGTTTTTTTAATACGTAATAGAAAAGCCGCCTGCCGTTTTCATCGACCTCGATACCATCCCTGATTTTATCGTTGATGAACACCTGACCGAACAAATCGCCGGGCGTCGCTATTCTATCGGACTCGACAAGCTGCAATCGCAGCGTTACTTCTTTTTTGTTTACCGCCGGCCATTTTGTTTCTGCGCTCTGTGCCGACTGCAAAACGATAAAGGCCTCTCCCGACTGGCACTGCTCAATCCCGCACATTTGCCATAGCATTTCCTGCAAAGACTCCTGACCGCTAATATCACAGTCCTCACGCCAGCCCGCGAATCTATCCTCCAGCTCTTTATCGAAATCAATATCTCCTGAATCGAGCTGCGGTATAGGTCCCGTGCCCACCAAATCATCCGAGAGTGTATCTGCGATTCCCGAGGCATAACAGTTGTTACGCATTTCATAGCGGCATCTGTTTCGCAGTGTCGCAAGGTCCGCGAAGATGATACTGTCGGCATCGCGTGCATCGGCATAAAGCCAGTGGTTTGCGTTATGGCGATTGGTCGCGGCGGCGTCGTAGCTTCTCGTATTGCGTGTCGGCCTATCCAGACGGGGCCTCGCCACGGTTGGTCGCCTACTACGTATTATATTGAATCCCAGTATCTTCATTATTCAAATAGGCAATTAACTCCGTGCTCCGCCTGATTTCAAATGTGTTATCGTAAAGCCCTTTGCGTTATTCGATTTGGCCGCCAGGTGTGCGTAATGCTTTCTCGCATCGAGCAGTTCCTTCAAACTTCGATACGTTATCGACCGGCCGGACGCCGAGGTTATTTGCACCGGTTTTCCCGCCCAGTCATTTATCGCATCATCAATCGTCGCTATGATTGTCGTATAGCTGGCACTCATAATTCGTATCTCGTATCGCGTATTGCGTTTTTCGGGCAACAAAAAAAGCGACAAGTAAGTGAGTAGGCACCTACTTGCCGCTTTAATTGTTCTTACGTCAACTGCCCACCCGCCGGCAGGCAATTGAACCCAGTATTCAATTTTCAATTTACGTTCAAACCATATATCAAGTATCTAACAAGTACTCAGAAGTGGTCAACACAAAAATGGTGAAATTTGCTGATTTTGAAGCATTTGGGCTACATCTGTACCAAAATATTCATTTTTAACATATTTTTCTCGCAATATGCCGGTGGCTGCCAGTTATAGTTTTAGAGTGCCTAAAGTGCCTAAAATGTAAAGTGCCTAAAGTTGTGGATTATTTTTCATTTCTCTATCGTCTCTTTCGTCCTCACCCTTTTGCCGCAGTACCGGCATATTTTATACCTGCGCACCGCTCCCGGGATATTCACCGTTTTCACCGTATCCCAGGGATGACCTCCTTCCGTGCGAAAATCAGTGCATCCACACCTGGGACATTTTATTCCTTGTTTTTTACTCATAGTTATAGTTTTAGAGTGCCTAAAGTGCCTAAAATGTAAAGTGCCTAAAGTTATGGATTGTTTTTAACTTTTAACTTTAGTTCACTTTAGCTCACTTTAGCTCACTTTTACCTATCTCATTCTTCTTCTTCTCTGCAGTTCGGACAATGTGATTTTTTTCTTCTTTGCCGCAGCCGGTTTTATTCTTTTTTCTCCGGGCCTTTTCAGATAATGCACACCCTTATAGAATCCGGCTGCTGCGCAAAGGACAGCCGTATCAAGTGAGTGCGTAGGTACTCCGGTACCGACTAGCTTCCAGAGCCAGCGTGCATTGCCCCTCGTATCGCGGACTTTAATCTTCTGCTCGTTCGTAAATTCGGTGAAGTAGTAATACGGTATCTCATCGTAGAACGATGTAAGGGTTTTTGCGATAATTTTGTCGTTTTCGTCCCTTCGTCCCTCGACCCAGCTTGTCACCTGGTTCTTGAAGTAGAATGTATCTACAATCATAAGCTGCATCCCCCTATACCTTACCTTTTTATGCCTCAGCCGGTACTCGGTGGCCGTTTCCAGGTCCGAGGGCTGTAGTGGTTTCAATCGCGGCCCGGGCTCCCCTTTCGTCGGTATGGTAAATCCCGGCCTCTGCCGGCAGTATTCGTAAACATCGTCCGGCTCGTAGCCGGAATCGATGAACATTACCATCACCGCTAAGTACGGTTTTTCTTCATTGCTCATACCATCCGCCCAGGGGAACGGGCTTAGCAGTATTTCTTCATCGAGTTTATCGAAGCTCGGCACCGAGCCGGTGGTTATAACCCAGTTTCGCATCCCGTACCCGAACCCCCGCACCTCGTAATCGATTCGCACAATGCCCCGCGCCTTCGATTTATGGTAGTCGCAGCCGGCGACCAGAACGAGCGTCTCCGGCGGCACGGTGGCCTTATTGAATCCGCCCTTTAATTTATGAAGCTGGCTCGACTTGATTTTCCTTCCCGTCTCCTCGAACGGTTCGGCTAATATGGCGTTTTTGAAGTCCATTAACTTCCCGATAGCGATACCTTCTTCGGTATTGGCCTCGAACCATTGCGCCATAATCTCGGACCAACTGACCCACGGACTTATATGGGCTGAATAACTAAAGCCACTGCGTCTCTTCGAGCGTTTCGCCAAACCGTGAACATTGCCATCGGGAGCGATCGTCTGTCCTTCAGGCAGCCATATACCCGCTGCAACGAGCTTCTCTTTAACCTCCTCTCGGAACTTATAGCCGCAAACCTCGCATTCGTACCACACATCCTGTTTTTCGCGTATTTCGTCCGGGTCCCGAAGTGTTTTGGGAACCTTCAACTGAACGTGTTTCCAAGTCCGATACTCTCCGCAGTGAATACACGGTAAATAATACCGCTGCATATTGGAGCGTTTGTACGAGATGGTTATATGACCGGTGGCTGTAGTTGGCGTCGATATTTTAACGATTTTCCTGTCCCAGAACGTAATGGTCCTCTTTGTCGCCAAATCGATTGGGTTCGCCTCTTTGCCTGCGAATGGCGGGTATTTATCAGTTTCATCGAGGAACAGGTAACGTATCGGCTTCGTACCTAATCCCGCCGGTGAATTACTGCCGGCGAAGTAGAGCGTCATTCTATCGAAAAAGAATTCCCGCTTACTCAAGTCCCAGCTCCTGCCGGTCGTATGGCTTGATAGCTCACTGCTTGCCTGGACCATCGGCCTCAGCCGGTTCTCCACCGCATAATCGCAATCTTCATCGCGGGGCATTACCAATAGCGCCGGCGATGGGTCTTCGGAAATGCAATTGCCCAACATATTATAGAGCGATTCTGTCCCACCCGATTGCGGGGGCTTTACAACGGTGATTTCTTCTACTTCCGGGTCGGTAAAGCAATCCATAATCCCCCGCAGGTAGGGCGTTCTGTCCGTTCGCCAGGGCCCGGGCTCTGCCGAGGTCCGACTATCGAGGACGCGGTGCCTGTCCGCCCACTGGCTGACGGTTATTTTTTCCGGCAGCCGCCAGGCGGCCTTTTCTGACTCCGTCCAGATTTTCGTAAGCGTCCGTACCATAGTTATAGTTTTAGAGTGCCTTTGTGCCTTTACGGCTCTGCATCTTTTTTTTATTTTTAGCCACAGATTTCACTGATTAACACTGATTTTTAACTTTTAACTTTAGCTCACTTTAGCTCACTTTTCGTGTTCCCGGTGAAGCCGGTAATAATCATCCGATTCTCGTCATCGAGCAGTGCCTGTATCTTCCGCGGGTCTTTAAGGGCTGCCAATCGTTTCGCAAGTTTCCTGCCCTGGCCGAGCCAGGCGCGTTTGACCGCTAATATTCTTGCGATTCGGGCTTTCTCGATTGCCTCAAGGGGCAGTAACTGCCCCTGCTTGATTTTCAATTCGATTTCCAGTAGTTTCGCCTTCGTCTCTTTGTAATTTGCCTCAGCGCTTTGCAGCCGGGCTTTATCTTCGGTAATTTGGCTGCCCTTATTGGCTTTGAATATATCGAGCATGCTTCTAATATAGAAATCATCTTCGGTCTTCGGCATGCCCTCATCTTCCCACCGCCGGATTGTCCGGGTATTGACGCCGGCGTATTCGGCGGCCTCTTTCTGGGTCTCGATGAGCTGCGAAGCGGCAATCACTGCCTTATTGCTTTGTGCCTTTGTGCCTTTGCGCCTCTGCATCTTTTTTTTATTTTTAGCCACAGATTTCACTGATTAACACTGATTATGTTTTCACTTCTTCAATAGTTATTTTAATGTGTTTGCTTTCGCCAGGGGCAAGTTTTATACCATAGAAACGTAAAAAAGGACGATAACATATATATTTTGCTACGCACCTACCATTAAGAAAACTAAGGACAAGAAACCTACGGACTACTTTTTTTCGACCTGGCCGATTAGAAATAAATCTCCATCGCCGAACGATAAATTCTTTACTTTTTTTCATTTTCAATGTCCTTTCATAAAAAGGGCGGACAGCATCATCCGCCCCTTCGCCTTTGCTTTGCTAAGCCATGCCGCGCTTAGCCTTTGCCTTGCTTTGCCAAGCTCTGCCTTTGCTGTGCCAAGCAGTGTCCCGCCGCGCTTGGCGCCGCCATTGCTATGTTATTTCTCGCCAGATAAAACGTCCTTTCCCACTGTTACGCCACTGACCAAGACCACGTAAGGCCCCGTAATCAAGCCATTTTTTGAGAAAGGGTGCTAAATCTTTATTCAATACAAGAATTTCAATCTGGATTTTAGTCCCTACCGGCGCGGTTTCCGACCTTGCCAAAGCAGCCCGCTCACCTCGTGCTGTCTGCGCCCGTAACGGACGTTCGCAAAAAGAAAGTTCACCATCTTTAGGTAATTCAAGCGGAATCCGTCTCGGCGTTACGAAAATCAGGCCATCAATCGCCTTCTTATGGGCTTTCAGTCCATGTTTTTTCGTGCGATTCAGCATACTGCAGGAATCCTTGAAAAAGCCCTTGACCTGATAATCCCATAATATGGGTAAATCATCGCCGTTTCTCGAAAAGTATGTCGTGGCCTTTTTAATTTGTTCAGGTATGGCATCTATTTCGTCATCCTGAATACCATCAGGGTGATTGCTTGTGATAAACTCCTCTACCAATTCTTTATCACCAGGCAGTGTTCCCAACAATTCTTCCGTAAATTCGATTTCGATTTTCATAATTACTCCTCGTTAAAAAACTTATCTTGCGTTATGTCACGTTACTACACTTTTTTTCACAATTCACCCCTCACTTTTCGTGTCCTTTCGTGTTGTAAGCGTCTGTACCATGGTTATAGTTTTAGAGTGCCTAAAGTGCCTAAAATGTAAAGTGCCTAAAGTTTTTGTTTCGCCTTGAATTCGCCACACCAGCCATCAAGCCAAATTCGTTGGGGCTGAGGAACATCTATCTTCTCACTATCATCATTTGGTGGATACCTGTGGCAAAAACCATAAACACATTCTTCGTCAATCTTGTTTTGTATAGCTTCTATAGACCATCCTTCGGCTTTGAGTTTATCCCACTCCTCTTTTGCAAGGTACGATACGTAATTTTCCTTCTCATACCATTCGCAGTATTCACATCTTCTTTCCATTTTCAAATCTCCTTTTTTTAGCCACAGATTTCACTGATTTTTAACTTTTAACTTTAGCTCACTATAGTTCAATATAATCAGCCGCACCATCTTCGTCCCAAACGGCATCACCACGAAGAACATCTATCATCTCAATCACATAGCCCTCAACCGTTTTGTCATAAACCTCGTCAATAACTTTCTTGTGTTCTTCAAGCTCGGCTTGGAGCTCTATATATTCCTGTGCTGAAACATCTCTGTTTGTTTCTAAAACTTCCTTCTCGGCCTGGAGTTCCCGTATGTCGGCTATCATTTTGTATTGCCTTGAGATCGACTGCTTATTTGAAGCTTCATTGGCCTTGACTAAATTATCATACTCAAATTCGTATTCTTCAGAACTCATTTTGTTTCTCCTTTCCCAAAAAACCGGCGGGCAGGATTCTTACCTGCTCAGCACAAGGACATAACTTGCATTTCTGCAACTTTAGTGCATTTGCCCATTTGCCCCTTTTTTTTATTTTTCGCCACAGATTTCACTGATTAACACTGATTTTTAACTTTTAACTTTAGCTCACTTTAGCTCACTTTAACTCACTTTTAACTTTAGTTCACTTTTAACTTTAGCTCACTTTAGTTCACTTTAGTTCACTTTACACTTTGTTTGCTTATACCTTTTCTTCGCATCCATATAGCATTTTCTCATCTCCGCTCGTTCATAGAATTCATAAGATATTCGCTCGGTACTAAACTTTCTGAGTGCCAATAAAGGCGTTGCATGTGATTTGGCATTGATTATTCGTGCGATGGCCTGTATTTTTAGTCCATATCGCAGGTGGAGTATAAAGCAGCAAACCGCCCTGGCTTCGACTATCGGCGGCTTCTTGCACCCGCAGCTCTTGAGCTGAGCGGCCGTAACGCCCGTATCATCTTCGATAAGCTCATAAAGTCCTTCGAGTCCTTCCAACGCACGTTCAACGGCGTTTAATTTTCTGGCAGCGCTATGTGATAATACCGCTTTACCCTTATCGTTTTTCAGCTGAGCTATCAATTGTTGTTTTTTGATTTTGCAATCGAATCCTTTGAACATTCGTGTCTTCAGCCATTTGTCGAATTCGTCAGCCGTTTCCGGCGGCAGCAGGATCGCTGCGGATTCATTTCTGTAGTTCAGTTCGATTTTGATACCATCATCGGTCAAATCGAAGCACCGCAGCGTATAGCCGCTGGTAAACTCAAACGGCGATAAAACGGCACTTTCAACAGATATAGTTCGTAGTTCATTATTCATAGTTCATCCATAATAAAAGAGTGCCTAAAGTGCCTAAAATATAAAGTGCCTAAAGTTGTGGATTATTTTTAACTTTCAACTTTAGTTCACTTTAGCTCACTTTAGTCATTTTAATTCACTTTTCGTATTCTTCGTGTTTAATTTACCTTTCAAAAAACCGGCGGCGACTGGGACCACACAGCCCCTGTAGCAGGAAAGGAGTTTAACAGGTTTTTTATTTAGCCGCCGCCAGCGTTTTCCTCAATTTCTTTACCTCCTTTCAAAAAGTCCGTAGTTATCTCTGGCGCTCAGCTCAATCAAACAAAGCCATATGGCCTGTTCTCTGATTTACCAATAATACTTCCTTGACCCTCATATCGTTTTGTCCACGCCTGCCTTGATGCGCAAGGCTTTTGGAAATCACAATTTCATGACGTTGCCAGTTAGGATAGAGTTCGTTAAGCTTGGGATGGTCGTAGTAGCTGACAACTACGCGGGCCTTACGAAAACGATACAGCATTTCTGCAAGTCGCGCATAGTCGTCCGGCTCAATCTTATTGACGTAATCTTTTTCATGTTCGATATATGGCGGGTCGATATATAACACCGTCTTTGGCTCATCTTCAATACGCGGTATAATTTCAAACGCATCCCGCTGCAGGATGGTCACCTGTCGCAGGCGGCGCCGCCAGGCCGGTATGGATTCTACAACCGATTTCCACCTTGTTGCCGCATGTCCGCCCCTTGATGTGAACCGCAAACAGTAACCCTGATTATATCCTGATGTGCCGGCAACTCCATTTCGCCCCATCCAAGAACAAACGAAGTAATCATAAGCCCGGTTCAAGTCGGGCTCGCCGGCATCAAAGCAATGACCTCTTTGGCGGCATCGTTCGGCCGCTTCAATAAATATCTGTTCGTGCATCAGTGTCCGCCGCAACTTGCGGTAAAGTTTCGGTGCGAGCCGCTCATCCCGGACCACAAAAGCCAAGTTAATCAAATCTCCGTGCAGGTCATTGACGGTCTCCATCACACAGGGGGGCTTGGCCATAAGGACGGCCATTGAACCGCAAAACGGCTCCCAGTAAGCTCGATGAGCGCCGAGCAGCTCGACAATCCTCGGCGCCAGATTCCGCTTCGCTCCAAACCAGGGGGCAATCGCCTTAATTTTCATTACTTCAGCTTCCTTGCTCATTTATTCGCCTCAAAAACTGCCTCTAAAATAATTTCCCGGACAGCTTGCTCGACTTGAGCAGCAGCTGTTTTCCGGTTCATCATAATTTCCAGCTTGGGGTTAAACCATACATCATCTACTTCTTTCCTGGTAAAGCCGTGTGTTGCAAAACACTTCACAGCGACAAGCGAACCAGGGATAAAGTTTCCTTTGGCTTTCTTATCACGGCCAAGTTGGGTTGGCGAAAAATGCGTAGGGACAGGATATTCAGGGATGCGGTTCAGGTCGCAACGTGCACCCTCTATCAATACCCTTACCCTTCGCTGCGGCACTCCGTAGCTGGCACAATCCAACAGATTAAACCTTACCACATATCCGCACTTCTCAAGGTTTTTCAATAATAGCCGGAAGAAGTCTTTGAAACTCATTAGTCCCCTGACGTTCTCGATAACAAAATATCGTGGCTGTATTTCTTTCACCATCCGGACAAACTGCCACATCAGTTTCGAGCGGGGGTCTTTTGCAGAGCGGGTTGAGCTGGCTGTTGAGAATCCCTGGCAAGGCGGTCCGCCGCTCAGCACGTCAAGCTGGCCTTTAGCCAGGCCAACTTGTTTCAAAAGGTCTTTTCCACTCAATGAGCAAATATCGGCCTGGATTATTTTCATTTTCGGAAATGACCTGGCTTTGTTCGCTTCCAACGTCGAGATACACCACTTGTCAATTTCAACAGCCGCCACCACATCAAGTCCGGCCTGTTGAAGACCCAATGCCATTCCGCCAGCACCGGCGAATAATTCTATCGCTTTTAATTTTCGTTTTTTCATACTTACGGGGGTTCGCTTTGCGCTCAATTTCATTTAGCCACCTTCACTTTGCTTGTCCTTTTATGAAGTCACGGATTGTTTCTTTTTCTGTTTCAATATCAGCTTCCCATTTATCTTTGTAAACACTGGTATAATCTACCTCTGGGATTGGCTGAGAGTATGTTTGCTGTTATCAAAGTCTATTAACCGGCGGCGGGTTCGTAAAGGGATACGGTGTATAATCTCCCCACTATATAATCGCACTTCTCCGCCAAAAGACCTGTAAGCTATGACTTTTTTTGCAAGTTAGATTTTCGGCGGCCATAAAAGCCAAAACTGTCTGCTTAAAACTCACCGAGCACTTACATAAAATCCGACCAGCGGTATAATCTTTCATTTCAACTCCGAACCCTGATTTTTTTTACACATCTAATTCCTGAAATCACCGACTACTTTTCTTGCACATCTGAACCCTTGGAATTCTCATCAACCGGACACGCCTTTTTCTCCCAAAAATTCTCTCATTTCCCGCCATCCTTAAC